GAGAAGAACACGTTCCTTCTACGTCTACTTTTGTGAAGTCTTTCGTGACAAAGTTTTGGAACACTATCACGGAAGCTGAAATGATTGATGTCGTCGCACTCATCCTTGGACTCTCATCCCTCGCTGTCGCCGGACTCTCCGCGTGGAGAGACCGTCGCATCCGAGTACGCTTCGAGCGTTCCTCGTCCCTACTCAGTCGAGTTCCATCAGATCCTTCTGGACCTAGTGGAGTATCAACTGACGATGGGTCGGGGGTTGGCGATTCTGAACCAGCGGACGCAGATGATGATGCAAATGTCGCAGACATTGCACGTCTCTGGGATAACGTTGGCTCAAGATCACCAGGAGATTCGAGAGGCCTTGGAAAACATCCAGAGGACCCAACTTGGAAGCCGGGCCGCGTTGTTCGCTTTGCTTGTTGGCTCCTTAATTTTGATACTGCTGATCTCTCCGCTTTTCACACGTACGTGAAGACCAGGAAGACTCAGGTTGCAATGGGCTGGAACACTGTCAAGTACTTTGCCTTCGGGTGGGGCCTTGGCGGTGAACAGACGCATCCTCTGTCTATGATCTTCATGGGCTTTTTGGCTGATGCGGAGGTGAAAGCAGTAGTGAGCAAGGTTTCAGTCGCCGTTTGGTTTGCCAAGTACACCGCAAGCTATTATGGGAAGCTTAAGGACCTTAACGGTAAACCCGTTAAGATGCGGGCGGACCCTCTGAAAGTTATGTGGATTTCTCGGCTATTCAACTCCGATTGGAACATGCCTCACTTCTGGGTGTTTCTGGGAATGTGTTGTCGCAGACTTTGGGACCTTGATGCCCTTGGTATTGTGATTGATGCACTCCCAGAGAATGTTCGATCGTTCTTGAAGAGGGAAACCTCTGCTAGGACAGACGACTCCTCTGAGGCTTTGGCCTTAGAGGGCGCAAAACTCACGTCTGTGGATTTGATGTCGCCTGTTGAGGAGAAGATTCCTGAGCCTGTAGCTAAGGTTGATCCCGTGCCTGTTTCGGCAAGTACGGAACCAGCTGATGGTGTTGACTCAGAAAAACTTTCTCCTGAACGAGCGATGATTTTTTCTACGGAAGAAAGAGTGGCAGAAAAAGTCCGTCGCGATCTTGAGATTGACTTTAAGTTAAATCGATTGTGTGCTCGTGCAAATTCTTGGAATGCTGCACTAGACACTGTCGATGCTTTGAGTCAGAAGATTGATGCGTTGGTTGCTACTCTTGCACCTCAACAGACTCAGAAGGAGTCTTCACCTGGCAGTGCTGTGAGAGCCGAGCCCAAGAAAACGGTCTCATACAGGAAAGCAATGCGAAGTGAACCATCACCGGAAGCTTTTCATGGTGCTCAACCAGTTAAGGTCCCGAGTGGTAACTTCGTAGAGTTTTTCAGTGCCCTCGATGGCACACTGCCTGTGGGAAATGGTGTGGTGGTTCAGGGTAAACTTTTTACTCTTGCTCATGTTGCCGATTCTGCGCGTACTTTCCGTATTCACAAACACGACCGTCTCTACTCCATCCGAGATGACCTTAGTGACCCTAAGCGTCGTTCTGTCGAATGGCCTAAGGACCAAGTCGTTGTGTATACGTTCAAGAAAGCGTTAACCGGCATGACGAGAGTGAAATTGATTCCCCCGGATTCACCAGCAGAGTTGGGTGATGCTGTCTTTGGACAACCACTTGTTGACGGAATGGGTGAACATACAGTGGGTACCATTTCTGCCCGGTCTCCGGTCGGGGAGAAGGGTGCCCGCTCGTACACCGTTAGTACGTCAACTAGGCCTGGTTGTTCGGGAGCACCGTTTTTCGTGGTGTCAGACAGTCAAACTTACCTGATGGGCCTTCACTACGGTGATGGAGGCAGTGGCAATGTTGTCATTGGCCTCGTGCCCGCGGATTTTCAGTAAGTGTGTTGACACTTGCGGACCCTCTCGTCCTAAGTGAGCCTGTGTACAAGTCGTTTCAAAGCGATTTTCCAGGAAATCATCTTGATCTCCTCGTGTTTCCTTCTGCCCTCGATGTTTTGCACCGTGGGAGAGTTAAGCGAGAAAACTGGGTGAATCCCTGGTACGCTCGTGCTGTTCACAGGTATCCTGAGGTTTCTGCTGATGACTCGTACCTTTTGGTTCGACCGTCAAAAGATACTTATGGTCGAGTGTTTGGTCAATGTGCAGTGTCAACACAGTGCTGTTACGACCGTGAAGTGGTGAAGCTCGCTGTGGCGAGCTACATTGATCGGCTTCAGCGGTGTGGGGTGCACCGTTCCCGTTTGTGGGACTGGGAATCAGTGAGGATGCACCTGAATCCTTCAGCCAGTGCTGGGTATCCCTTTAGGACTAGTTCTAAGGGTGATGCTTGGGACCGTCATTTTGATCTCATAGCCTCCTACTGGGACTATGGACACCGTGTGTTTACACCGGTGTTTGTAGGATCCCAGAAAGAGGAGATGAGAAAGCGTGAAAAGGTCCTTGCCAACAAGTTCAGGCTGTTTTGTTCGGGTAGTGTCATAGATTACTGTTTCGCGATGCGCCTTTTCGGTGACCTACTGTCCCAGCTGACCATCAAAAATGTTAATATCGGGTTTTGGCCTGGTACTACTCATTTTGCTGGTAGCTGGCACAGTATGATCGACCGAATGTCGGACGGAATTCAAAATCCCGTCTGGTACGCCGCTGATGGTACGAAGTTTGACATGACACAGTCTTATGAGGTGTTGGTAGACTGTGTCCTTCCAGTCTTTCGTGCTTTTGCCCCCGAGGGGGAGCACGACCGTGTTGAGTCTTGTTTGCACGATGTGGTTGTGTGTCTTTTGCGCCACCAGGAAGGCGACCTAGTCTTCTTAGACAAGAACAACAAGTCGGGTAGTGCTTTTACGATCCATGTCAACATGATCTTGCAAGGAGTTATTCTCGAATATACACGTATCATGCAGTCGCGGTTAACCCCGTTGAACTACATGTTATGTGGTGACGATAATCTCCTGTGCATGGAAGACTGTGACAGTGAACCGTTTGAGTTCTACCCAGACTTTGGCATAGTCCTTAAGTACGTTCATCGTGCTAAGAACTATGCTGATCTGGAGTTCATGTCTAAGGGGTTTGGTCTAGTTGACGGGTGCGTTGTCCCTGTTGTTGATGTGCAGAAACATCTCTGCTCTTTGAAGTATGAGACGTCTCGAGATGTTGGTCTCTTCATCCAGAAGTGTAACAGCATCATTCTCGAGTCAGCCCATTCTCCAGGAGTAGAGAATCTTTGCAAGATTCGCGAAGTAGCTCGCTTGTTTTTGGACGAGCCTGGTGCTGCTTCGAAAGATAACAGGAACGCTGCTCTCGAAAGCTGGTGGTCGTTGGAGAGGTGTCGTGATTTTCACTTTCCTCACCGTGAGTCGTCTTACCTTCGTTGGTAGAAAACAAAACAAAAATCTCTATCTATTTCTGTACCTTTCAACAAAACGAAAATACAAGAAAGACATCTAAACTGAAAGATGCCTCCGAAGGGTTTGACGAAAGCAGAGCGTCAGCGACGCGCTGCTCAATCTGCACGTGATCGGGCGCGTTCACGTGCGGTTATTCCCCGAGCGCCCATGAACAAGTCGTACCGGTTTGTTTCCCGGTCTGCTCCTGTAGCTCAAGGATTCTCTGTTCAGAATACGACACCACGTTTTTCCTCCATTCCTGGTGGTATTCGTGTGACGCATTCACAGCGTGTCGCTGCGGTGCAGGGCATTCCTACGGGACAACCGTTCGCGTATCCCATGACGGTAGCTGCTGCTGGGTGGCTGAGTGAGATTTCAAATCACTTTCAGCACTATTCTATCCAGAGCATGAACTATCGGTACATCAGTAGGGTTCCGACCAGTACTGTTGGTACTGTTGTTATGGCTCCCTATTATGAAGCCGAGCTACCGAAGAACATGAACGTGAATGATGTCAACGGCTTGTTCGATTTTCTCCGAGACCTTCCAGGTGTAAAGGAATTTGCTACCTGGACTTGTGATCAGGTGGGTGTTATTACTCGTAATTTCACCCGCAAGATCTTCAAGGTTCTCGGTGTGCTTGAAGCCACTCCGGTTGTCTGGACTGGCATCAATGCACAGGTATTTGGTGAAGCAGGTAACCCAGGTTGGATCCTGGGTATCTGCCAAGATGAGAATGCCGGTTCTGGGCGTGATAGTGGTGAACTCTGGCAAGACTACGTGGTCGACCTTTTGGCTCCACGTTCAGGGATTGCCAATTGGGTTTCCATGTATTCACCCTCCACCGACAAGGCTCACCTTGGTTTGAATTCATCTTGTACCCTTTTGGGTAATCCACTTGTGGCTTACCCTAATGGGGATAATGCCATCAAGTTTGGCTTTAGCGGTGT